GAGGATCTAAGATTAATACCTGTAGAGTACCAGTGCAGGGTGGATTTAAAGATGGTGCACCACCCTGCGTTGGGCTGTTACGGACCCAACCTGCATTCATAACATAGGGCACCTCAAAAGTGAACTCGGACTTATCCTGTAAATCAATAATTTGAGAGTAGCACATGTTTGGATCATACACCGATGTTGTCGCACCGATAGTAGATTGCCAAACAACGGCCACCCGAATTCTACCAGACTGAAACTTCTCAGTCTTTACAAATTTAAAGTCATATTTTATTGGTCCTCGCCACTTCTGAAACGTCCTAGCCACATAAGCCAAATGAGTGAACACGTAATGGTTCGCGTATCCAGTCAAAGGCTTCATCTCACCTATGGGACTAATCCTAGTCGAATAAATGACAGTACCAGCTGTCTGAGCTTCCGTAATTTCAAAGAAATCATAATAATTTGGAGTTCGAATAATATGCTGGATTGTCATTTCATCAACCTCAGTCCCATACAACTGTTTCTGACCCACCGAATTTGTCGCATCCATAGCCAACTTCTTACTCATATCAATCCCGTTAAAATTTGCAAAATATTTCGCAGATGTTATCTGAACGGGAGTGATTGCAGCCTCTGTTGTGGGCTTGCTGAAACCGAATGCCGCCGCAACCCCCCCAACAAAAGAGGCCGCAGCAGCAACCGGAGCAGCAAAAGGCTCCAAAATTGGCACACCAGCAGCAGCCATGGCAATATCTCCAACCGCCCTAGCTGCCGACGATATGGGTCCTGTAGACGCAACAACTCGCTCTGCCTTCATATCCACCTGCGCAACGGTTTCACGCGCACAAACTGGCCCATCTGCTCCTCCAAACGCACCAATAGAAGCAGGTATTTTACAGTCAAAGAGTTCGGCATCCTCTCCGAATGCATTAATGTTCACACCTGTTGGAATGTGAACCTTCGCATTCTCGAGATGACCCCAAACACTGTAACCCAATGCAGTAGTTCCTCCAGCAAGCTGACCATAGACAACAATATTAATTCTGCCCAGGGAAAATTGTGGATTTATCAAATTTATTTGTGACTGTGGTAAAACTAATGGAATTCGCAATTCCATCGCCTTCTGAGTGGAAATATCCATCTTAACATTTGGAAACCCACTCATACATGTAAGACTCTTCAACTGAAGAGAATTCCCTTGATAGTTCTTATAATAGGGGAAATCCCACATAATCAACCAACCCTGTTGAAAAGGTTGGGGATTCACAGTCACACGAATAACGAACTCGCCCTCAACAAAGGTGAGCCCATTCAATTTTTCTCGAATCGGAGCCAACTGCATCCACGCATCTGGTAAGTGAAAACTACGTATACTAGTCCCTGGAGTCTGAGCTTGAGTCCAGGAGCCAGTATACATCAACATGGGCCGCTTCAACCAACTAACAATTGAGTGCTGATGCATTTCAGTTGCGGTTAAACCAAGCTCCCTTGGCATCTCCTTGGGAAAGGCATAGCCAGCACTAGCTACACCTCCCTGATCCTGAAATGTAACAATCTCTCGCTCAGTAGCAGAAGAATTCTGCTCTGAGAATACACCTGTCGTATTTTCTGACTCGTTACTCATTTTAGTTGTACTTTCATGGGGGGTTTGGTTGTACTCAACCATCGAGATACTTTAAAGCAGGAGCTAAGTTAGTATCAGACTCTAATGGAATATAGGGCCCAGGAGTTGTCGAAACACTTGACTGAGCTAACTATTTATCCAAGTAAAATAACATTATATGAAGATGAACCATCTGGGGACTCAATGAGAGTGAGTCTAACACTCTAATCCTCCCAAAGCTTCCAGATGGAATAAATGAATATTTTTGTTATTTTTGAAGTCGTGTAACACGAATAGCTTCACACTACACGGGATAGTTTAACCTCCGCACCGTAGCAGAGAATTGCTCTTCAACCTCTTTACAGACATCAGAACCCGCTTCACCCAGTACTGGCCATTGTTTCCGCTGACCGGCGTAATGAGCACTTACAAATCTACTGAATCCTTTCGAACCAAGCGCCAACCTGCAAGCACCACAGCAAAACTGGATAATTAAGCATTCCTATTCTAGATCCAAGGCATCAAGCAATACTTGCTCCCATCCATTCTTTGATAAGTATAATACGTCTCAAATTTTGGTCTAAAACGACGGAGGAGCCGCGCCGCTTTCTGAAAATCCTTCATATGTTCATCAA